CTCCTGCTGAAATCTATTCCAATCCTACCAGCATCCCTTCCGATCCGTCTAACCCGACCGATCACGTTCCCACACAAGACTTTTTCTTTATCCTCGTTTGTCACCAAGTCGTGTTTCTCTTCGCGAATGAATTGTGTTTGATCAATCAAGTATTTCGCAGTCTGGATAGCATTGACGCTTGGAAATTTTGTCATCATCATTTTTCGACCAGCTTCCTCCATCTGTTTTTTCCTGTCAACTACTTTGCGCAGCCACACAATGCCAGATTCAATGTCACCGATATCCACTTGCCGTGATGTGTCCGGCTCACCAATCTTGTGGTAGCCTCGGATTAATGTCTAGTGACGATTGATCTCGTGAATGGGAGAGTGCTTCTTTATAAGTGAAAAAAGAATCTTTAGCTAGAACTGTGACCTTGGTTTCGGAAGAGTTTTGGGGTTGGTTGAATGCCGTATCTGCTCCTTAATAAATATGTAGAGACCGCAAAATCTCATGTCAGACTCGTGCTCTTGGGGCAGTTCACTCATCGTGTCTGCATCGTAGCCCATGTTCTGCAGTTGTATTCTCATTGCCCTCAAAACCTGATCTTGAGTGTCCATGGAGTATCTGACTTTGCATGTGCGCCTTTGGTTTTTCTTCGTTTTACATTCCACATTTACTCTTTCATTTATATCATTGGTTATCTTCGTAATTTTCTTTGGTTCCTCTTTCTCTTGTTTCTTCTTCTGTTTCTTCTCTTTCTTGACGGGATAAAATAGTTGCTGCTCGGCTTTTTCGTATGTCTCCCCCTGTAGGTAATCCTTGATCACTTTAACCAAGTTTCCTGGTGTGAACCGTCTCAGTTTTTGTACATGATCGGCTCTAACAAGTAAACTGACATGGTGTGGATAAATGATCAGACTTGGTGACAAAGGTTTGCCCTCTATCTCCACCGTGTCCAAATCAGCGTTGTTGTCAGTCAGTTCCTTGAGTTTTTCGGAATCAATCCAGCCCATGCCTAGCATTTTGCAAATGTCGCGAGCCATGCGGGCTCGGATGCCAAGCTACACTGGGTCTCCTTTTTCATTACAGACGACAGTTCCAATCTCGTTGTTTGCCAAGGACAGAAGTTCATAAAATTGGCAAGCCCTTTCACGATCCACGAGATCTTCGTAGGGTTCATCTGTGGACTCATCGAGTTCCCCTATGTAGTTGCTTGGTCTAAGCAATGGGAAAAGAGAGCAAATGAAGCAGTTTCCTTCTAGCCTCCTGTCTATGCCCTCTACTGGGATTTCTCCGATTGTACCTGAGTACTCCACATAAGGAGGTTCTCGCTGGACTGTGCGAACCACTGGTGCCTTCAAGAAATAGGGTTCATTCTGCAAGTTCAGTTCAAATTTGACTTCAGGTATTATGGGCTCCCCGTTGTATGGTTCAACCTATTTTTTCGCCTTCTTCAGAGTCTTTGCCTGAGACTTCTTAGGTGCGGGGGCTGTTTTCATTTTCTTCTCGT